CTAAAATAAACAGCAAGGGTCCCCCCCTTGCTGTCTCTTACCGGTGCTTCGTCACGGCCATGAGTCGCACCGGTCTTTGAAGGCAATCGAGCTAAATTTGCTGTTTATTTTAAACGTTCGTAGTACGTGACTGCACCGGACTTTGTCCAATCCTTCTCCTAACTCCCTTCTCCCCTCCTCGTGGTGCCCCGCCACACTTTCTTCAATTACTATGGAGGCCCTTAATGCTATGTTAGCGACTAATTCTGTTCAACAGAATATCATTGGACAACCTAAGTACCGTTACAATGGACCCAAATCTGTTTTAACTGGTGCTACTACTTCTTCTTCTTCTACTGACATTTCTTCTGGACATCGACTTTCAAATATGACTCAAAATGATCCTGGCTTCTTTCAATCTGCTAAGCGTGCTGCTGTTCGTGAGAAGATGTACGGTGAACACGGACTTATGCGACAACCTGGCGTTGTTCCTACTCAGGATCCTCCTACTCTTGACCTTCCTGGACCATCTCAACATGTAGTAACTCCTCCTTCTCGCCCTGCTGAAGACTCTAATCCTGAAACAGCTACTGGCTCGACTACTCATGTCGCTGAGCCTAAGGTTCAATCTCGATCTGAGACTTTTATAGGGACTGCTTCTGACTCTAAACAGACTGCTACTTCAGTGGCTCAACCCGACGGACAAGCAACTCAGGCTCCTCAACTTTCTGCCTCCAACCAACCAACGGCCCCTTCTTCTAAGAAGCTTCAAGCCCCTATCGTCAATCCTCAGGTACCCACCATTATGCCTATTGGACACTCCGGTGGCTCAGGCGGCGGTGGTACATTTGGGGGTGGCGGTGCTGGTGTGCCTGGTGACCACACTGTCATCAATCAAGATTTTTCAACGAGTGTGACCCAGCGTGGTGGTGGATCATCTTACCACTTCGGTCGTCCTGGCCGTAATGTTGCTAATTCCATCATGAACACTGGGATTGCGGCGAGTCAACTCGGTGTCGGACTGACTACCGTGATTGGCCATCGTTCACTGAACACAAGTTTGTACGTGCCTGCTAATTGTGAGCGTGTGCAACTACCGCGTGACGATGACTCAATCGTAATGACTGGTAAAAACCCTAACTACTTTGAAACGGACCTGGATCTTCCTGAAGTTGCTGGTGAGGTTCAACCTGCCCCATACTTCTACCCTGATTTCGCGAACATTCAATTTGACGGAACTAGCCATCGTCGTCATCTACATCTGATAGACGAGATGCCCATCGCAAATTTCGACTCTTGGACTTACAGCTTCATTCCTCCTTCTGATTCTCAATATGTCATCACCGACGTTACTCGACATGTATACATCCGTTCTAATGTTAATCCTTGTGACCAAATTTTCTGCAAATTTTATCAAGACAATTCTATTCGGACTCAACAATTTGATTTAGTAAGATTCTTCTATGAACAAACTTTCTTCCTCACCAATGGTGGCATTGTTTTCCAACTCAAAGATGTCACCGACCTTCTTCAACCAACCACTAGTGCAATAACTTATACTTTTTCGATCAATAAAATCTGGAGTGATTTTCTCCAAATGCGCTCCAACGTCTGGATTAAAATTTACTATTTTGAACAACCAACCAGTATTACTATGGCTCCGAATGTTGCTAGTGATTTTGCTGACTTTGAAATTCCTCAACCTCCTCCTCCTGACCCAGCTCTAGCTCAAACTTCATTTCATCTTGTGAAGCGGAAAGAAAATCCTTTGGTTTCAATGCTCGTTCGGAACAAGCAAACTGTCTCTGAAGAAGGCGGTAGTGTTGATCATGAGCGGGTGGTGACCGATCCTCATGCATTCATTCTTTCCTGGCCTAAAATGTATACTGCAACGAAGACTATTTCTGAATTAAATTCTCTTTCTGTGTACATTCCCATCGTTCCATATCTTCTCTTCGCTCATTCCGATTATGTTAGACATCATTTCCTGTATTATGACGGCCTTGCTTACATTCAATTGCAACTTCTTCTTCCTGCTTCATGTTACGGATCCGTTCAAGTTTTTGGATATGGTAAATGGCAAAAAGTGTTCAATGTTAAAGCTGAAGTGGGGCAACCCTGGCTTTGTTCACTAGCTGTTCCTGTCCGGGGACAAGTGACGGGTCGTACTAAATTTCTCCAGAAAGTTACTGACCAACTTAATGCTTACCAAATTAATTTTCGGCTCTCTTTGGGTATCGACATTCAAAAGGCGGATGAGGATTATTCTCGTAATGTCCATCTGAGGCTTTTTGTCGGTGCTCTTCATCCAAAATTGTGGGGTGTCACTTCCACGAATGCAATTCCTTACCTGTTGCCTACGGGGACTGGCAAGGTTGGGGCTCCTCAACAGGGTCTCACTGTTATGCCTTATGCCTTTCCTATAGGTGATCCTAAGGAGTTTGAGTTTGCTTTTGATACTGCCTTTGTTCCTGACTACCGCTTGTTCTGTGACGTTCCTCCTGCGGCTACTGAAGACATCATGAATTATGAGTGTATGCTGTTCCATGGACAGTCTAGTGCTTCCCTCGACGACGAATTTCTCTGTGGTATATCGCCATTTCATATGGCTGGTATTTACCAAGATGATGCTGGAGCTTTATATGGCTCTTCAACACCTATCGCCTATTGGGGAGCAATTTTCTGTGAATGGCGTGGACACTTCGACGTGAAGGTCTCATATGCATCAAGTGCTGATTCATCTGGCACTGTTGTCGTTGGTTTGGTTGACGAGGAGGTCAACTGGGGCTTTGCTGTTCAAACCATGGCATATGTTCCAACAGCGACTATGGACCTTTCCACGACCCGACTGGCAAAAATAACGACTCGGAATTTCAAACGGACTCCCTTTTATTACGGCGCGACGGAACCTGCTGTCTACAAGGTTGAGAAGCGATGGGACCATGATTGCATCGTTCTGCAGAACTCCCCTAGAGATAATACTACGTGCTGCTGTGTTTCGATCCTCGGGCCTGATGATCATGGAGACAATCGCGTGTTTTTGACATGCACTGCTACTCCTTGTTCAGACCTTGAATTCAAAAATTATCGTGGTGTTATTGCTTGGGCTGATGACGAGGAACTAATGACGACTACTCTGACAACGACCAAGGTAGGTAACTGTGCGTGCTTTCGTACGCTGGCGACCTTTATCTCTGAATTTCGGCAAAATCGTCCACGAACAATCATTTCACCGTTCATGGACCTCCAAATTACACGAGGCCCCCCGTCAGAGAGGATTCACTTCATGGAGACTCCTGTTCTTTCGAGGCATGCCCCGTTGGTTGACGACATGTGTGTCGCAACCCCTTCTTCATCGCGGCGAAACTCATCATCATCTTATATCATTGAACTCGACGAGAAAGATGGAGACAACTAACTTGAAAGTTAGCGACGTGTCTGTTCAACAGACCACCCAAGAAATACTTGCCCGCCTCAGAAACCAAATGACCGAAACGGAAAAACGACTTGCTCAACTGGAAACTGGAATTAGTGACGTGACCGATTTCCCTCTAAAACGAAAAATGAAAGATACAACTAAAGCCCAGCCTCGTACCCGACCTGTTAAACAAAGTTCGACTGACTTCTTTTCGATTTTGGAATCGGATAACGGAACAATGCTTGTACAAGAGTTTGCTACGTACTACGTCGACGGTGTTGAATACCAACATATGTTCAAGCCCCGATGTGTCATAGTGAAACCGCAGCCTAAGCAACTGCCCAATGAAATCTTTTACACCTTGAATGACAATGACCGGAAATTGACCACTGATGCGTACCTTGCTAAGCTCCCCAAGAGCCCTAAGCGAGAACGCAAAGTGTATTCTCCGCGCCACCCGCGCAAATTTGTGCCTGAAGATAAGCCACAGTGTTGTATGCCTGCCTCTGAACTCACTCCCAATGAGGATGAGGTGGACTGCATCACTGAAGAGCTGCTACAGGATTACATGCCCATCAAACGAACTCGACCGACTCCGACCGTGGAACCTGAAGTTGTTGAGGACCCCAAAGAAGCTTGGAACAATCATTCTCACGCACCAGCTCAGATTGTGAGATATGTTCCTAGTTCTGAACCCGATCAGACCATCCTTCATGAATTCACTGAGGATGACATTAGTCCAACTAAAGTCATACTCAAGAAGACCACATCTATGAGGGTGAAAGGCTCTTTGGTGGAACTCACCGACGCACAGGTGAAGCGACAAATGCCATCGTGGGCTCGCAAGTGGTTTACGCCGACACTTAAGCCAGTTTGTGAGCAGAAAGTTAACGGGCGCAAGGTGACGAAGTGTCAGCTCGTCAATGAGAAGTATTACCATGTCAAGTCAGCTGACTCCCTTTACCGGGATGATGTTGGTAAGAAGTATGGCCAGTACGATCATTTGCCAGAGCTGATAAAGCGCGTTGTGGCGGAACCTAAACCTGAAGTCACGTGTGACACAGTGGAGGATTTCGTTGAAGGAGAGGTGTTCAAGCACGATCTTAGCCCAAAGTCTGAAGAGGTCGTGAGAAACTTTTACACCCGTAAGGTTGGGAAACTTCATCGTATCCGACCTAGAGCCCCTGAAGAGGGTGCCAACTTCATAAAGGCTGTTGCCTCTCGTGAGCCTGAATACTCTGCCATTCAGGACCACGATTATGAAGAGTGGCGTAATGTTTTTAAACATGCGGATTTTGAATCACGTGTGTATCGCGAGGAGGAGTTCTTCGACATTGCTCCTTTTAAACTCGCAACCATCCCTGGAGATACAGTTCCGGTTTTCTCCTGGGATAATTACCTGGAATATCATTATCGGGACAATGACCACCATCCTGAACACCATCTTGCACCTATGAACACGTTGTGTAGTCTTCACTGTGTGACGGACGTTTACGTCTCGTTGCTTGGGGCTATGCCTGTTCCGGCTGCTCGTACGCTTCTTGGATCACTGATGCTTTCGCCTAAGTTCTCTAAGGTCGAAGACGGGGTTAAGTTGGCTGCCTTTCTGGCTGAACTGCCAGTTGAGGCGTTCGACAAGAATGCTCGTAGTTGGAGAACTGATGATGACCTCCATAAACAAACTCGGACCTGTCTTGGAGTGCCTGAGGAAATGTCCATCAAGGATTGGATAAATTCTCACCAAGATAATGGTAAGTGGCACAAGCACTTCATGTGGAAGATAGCTTATTCACCTCTTGGTATTGCCTGCCGCCGAGAGATAACTGCACACATCATGGCAGTTGAAGCTACGATGAAGGCAGTGCACCAAATTGACATTAAACACGACAAAGACAAATTGTCTGCATCAATGTTTATGGCTTACTTTCTTCAGTGGGCCTTTCCAGTGATGCAACAAGGATTTTTCTCCGGTGTGAAGGAGGCCTTGTCTGATGCAAAAGGGATGGTTTATACTGCCCGATTGCTGAAAGGAAAATATAAGGACCTCAAACAGATCGTCTCTCATCCTTTTGAATACATGAAACGGTATCTCTCTATGAACGGGAGTATTGACCTAGGTGTATCTCTCATACTGCACCTTTATAAGATTATGACTGCTGAGACGTGGGCGCAGACTGTGCTTGAAGTTGTACATGCTATGGCATCTGCTGGCATTATGACGACGAGTTTTCAGTTTGTGTTAGCGTTTATCTTCGGTGGTATTGGTGTTCGTGACACTGACGCCACCGGCCGACCACCTCCTGCTGACATTATAACGGTATCTCGACCAACGGCTTCGACTGCTATTCCTCTTGGGACGACAGTTTCGATTGAGGAGACCCCTCGCGCGGGAATCTTTAATCGAATGAAGAACCGATTTAAGAAATTGATTAAAGGCGAACCTAAACCTGATGACTCGGTACCTACGTGTGCCCTTCAACCTCCTAGACACAATCAACCTGGACCTTCCCAACCCACTCCTTCTACATCCACTCCTAAACCAACTCCTCTCCCTCCTGCTCCAACACCATCTTCTGGACTTGATCGTCTCCGTGAGGAAATTCGTAGTGAAGAGAAAAATAAAGATGCTTTGAAGCAAAGACGGCGTCAGGAGACAGAAGCTTTGCTGAATGTCATGGGTGAGTGTGCTGAGATGATTGACCATCACGTGGAAGACGGACAGACCTTTACTGAAATTGAGGATATAACTGACTGGACAACTTTCTTCGACAATGTTAATGCTAGAATTTTTAATTTTGGCGAACGGATTCGGACTCATCCCAATGCTGAGGATATTCCAAGGCTGCGGGCATCATATGCAGAGGCCGTTCGTCAGAGCGGAATTCTGTACAAAACCTTCACCATCTACCGTAAATCAGACCCTGGAACAATTCCAAATGTTCTCAAGCCTGAATTGGCTGAAGACATTGAGGTTGCGCCACCTGCCTCCTACCCCTCCATGCCTACTGCTAACCTTTCACCCGTTCCTGAACATGAACCATCTCCTTCCCCTCCACCTAGTGTTAGACCAAAGCGTAAGAAGGCTTCAGAAGTTAAGAAAATGGCGAAGGACGTTGCTGGGATCTTTACTGGTCTCAGGGACGTTGCTTCATCGATAGTAGATGATGTTAGGAAAGCAACCACTTCTTCCCCACCCCCAACCGAAATTAATATTCTCCAACCATCCATAGACATGAAAGCTTTGGAAGCGGCTCTGTACGAGCGGGAGACACAAGGCCTCAACGCCTGCTCGACCAGACCGCAACTGAATTTTTCGAGTTCACTTTTCCAAGCCCATGCCCACACTCCTGGTGAGCTTAGGGCCCATAGTCATCCCAAATACCCTGTTGTCCCAATTACTGAAGACGCAGCTATCGCACGTGCTACCACATTCATCCTTAGCCGTAGAGAAGAGATCGAGGTGGAGACCCGGTCTGCAACGCGTTGGCTTGTCCATGGAGTCCCTACTGTGCAGCAAACCCATGTTTCACGGTTAGCGGTCGACTTGGATGCCAAGCATTGCAGTAAAGATATTTTGGTTAAAACGACTTCGGGGGAAGAACGAACTGTGACCATGTTGGTGATTCACAAGCCATGTGGATTAGCACTACGGTTTCAGAAGTTTGACCCTGTCCACTTTTTGATGATTCTTAAGGACCGTAATCAGAAAGCCCAAACGGACTATTTGTTGGCGTGTTTTTATGATGAATTCAACCATGTTTGCTTGCTGCCAAACATGGCTGATCCTACCAAGACAGCAAATGATGATGAAATTTGGACTCCCAGTCCTCCTGAACCTGTACCTGAACCTGAACCTGTTATGGAAGAAGGCTTTTCTACCATTGATTTGGTGGTTAAGGCCATGTTTGCTATCGTTGGATTGACGGTTTGTAAGGGATTGGTATCTACTGAAACCTTCAACTTTTGGTCTCGCGAGGGTAAGGCCAACATCAAAGCCCTGAATGACTCTTTCAACATCAGTAAGAACGTAGCATCTATACTTCAGCACCTTGGTGCTATTTTGCGTAGTATGTTTGTGTTCTTTACGAAGAAGACCGGAGAGTGGTCCTTCTGGGGCACTCGCCAAGTGGTGGCTGATGTTGAGCAGTGGCGTCAACGAGTAATGGAAGTAACATCTCCAGGTAATCTAGTAGACATCGGAATTAACAAGACGAAACGAGATCAGATCTTCAATTTGGGCTTGGAGTCTGAGAAAATTTATATGAGAGCCCTATCGGACAAGGTTGACGCACCAATCCTCAATGCGATTAGATCAATTTGTGATGAGGTGCGAAAACTGGTTGACAAATGCACGAACATGGAACTTGCTATGGGAACACGGTACACGCCATTTTCCATTCAAGTATACGGCAGTCCTGGTGTTGGGAAATCAACTATGATTAACAGTGTGGTTAACGATCTTGCTATCGCAACGCATATCTCTCCAGATATCTATGCAGTTAACATCGGCTGCAAGCATTGGGATGGCTACAAAGGCCAAAAGTTTATCAAGTTTGATGACCTAATAACGGAACGACACGACCTTGAGAATCTGAAGCAGTTCATGAGCGTCAACTCCAACGACGAATACATACCTCCGCGTGCTTCACTCGAAGACAAGGGACAACGTGTGGAGCCGTGGTGTGTTGTCTCTTGTTCAAATGTTCCCTATCCTGAAGATGACCTCCTTGTCGACCCAGTGGCTTATCAGAGAAGGCGACATAAGCTCATTGGCGTCAAGGTTAGAAAAGAGTTTCTCAAGAACCGGAATGGAGATCAATCGCCTAGTAATATCGATTGGGATAAGATTCGTGAGACTGAAAAGGATACTGACCGGTTTCCTCATTTGGTTATGCGATATTCAAATCCTGTTGGTAATAACGACAGCGTGGAGATCCAATCTGGTGGGTGGATGAATTTTGAGAAAATGGCTACGGATTTAACAAGACTCTTCAAGCAACACATTGACCGTGAAGAGAAGATAAAAACGACCCGATCTCGGCCCCGGCCCCTCAATCCAGAATATGAGGTCAACATTCAGCAGGCGGCTGAAGTTGGCTACGCAAAAGAGCTTTCAATGTATGGCTCTGTTACTTTGTCTCATTTTGTCAGCCGCCATCCAAGGGCGTATGACGACACCATTCTTGAGGCAATTCGACTGTTCTGGATGAGGGTGTATGAACAACAAAATATCATTCTTGATGAAATAGATGACTGTACGTTTTCGGTGGTTCCTCATGGTTGGCAAAATTTCGCTCAGTATACCCTTACCTTGTTAAATGACCTGTCTAAAACTAATGAAGTTGCGTTCGAGGACTACAAGTCTGCTGCTCGGCGCAATTTTCCTGTTTCCTTTTTGGCTGCCCCTGAATTTTCTTTTCCTGGCTTCGTTAATGCTCGTGCTTTTGTAGTTAATAACGGTCCCATTAATCATTTCTCGCACATTTATCATTGGTTTGTCGACCCTGAATTCATTGCTGTCAATTATAAACCCTTCTTCAAACCCTTTTCTAAATTTAACATCAAGCTTCGTTCTGATTTAGTTAACACCCTTTCTCCTGCCCCTCGAGCCAACTACCGATTACATAAACCATCTAATGAACGACTCACTTTACGGACTTTCGATCATGGTGACGCTGCCTGGTGCATGCACTATTGGCGACGTGACCATTTAGGATTTAATCGACCATGGATACGGACCAAGAACGGACATGCCATATCTCATTTGATTTGCTTGTTTGCTTGTGACCCCCAACTCATGAGGAAACATTGGAAGGAGCTGCAGTCTTTTGAGTATGTGGAGCATCTGCCTGAGAATATACGGAAGCAGTATTACGACTTTATTGCTGACGCGCGTTCTCGGTGCAGTGTTGAACTGGAATACGACGGTGACTTTCCTGACGATGACCGTAGATTGATGATGCAGATTATTAACATGATAGCGCCTTACATGGGAGTTGTTCAAGCTGCCATACCCGCTCAGATGGTTACACCTGATGAGTATTCACCTGGCGTTTTTGAGAAGATAGCCTGCAACATCCGATCTATTGGTCGTTTTCTTTACAACATTCTGTGCCTGGATACAAACGCATTTTTCCAGTGGTATGCTTCTGTCCCCTGGTGGATGGCTATTTTAGTGTATATCTCAGGAGTGGTGGGTGCCGTTTTGGCGTTCGGTGCCGTCGTTGATATACTGAGCATGCTGTGGACGAATAGACAAGAAATTAGTGCAGCTGTTGTCGAAAAGGCACAAGTGATCACCACGAGCGCGACCACGAAATTAGCCCTTATTGGCAACTCTGTCTACAAGAAAATCTATTCGACTGATAAACCGACTAAGGAACAACTTGACGAAAAGGCTGAGGAAGCGCGGACGGAAATTGGAATATTGCACCTAGAACAGGCGAAGAAGATCCTAGATCCTGAAGGGTCTGGGTATGGTGGCAATAAGAACACCCATTCAAATCCAATAATCATTCGCGCCCAAGGCTCTAATGACCTATCCCGTTTGGAGACTGAGAGGCTCGTATTCTCACACACGTATCCCTTTGAGTGCATGACTCGTGATCGTGGGGCTTCCCATGGCTACATGATTGCTATCAGAGGGCGACACTTCCTTACGAACGCTCATCTTGTTCGTGGGGATGTGTCATATGTGAAAGTGTATGACCTTCCCGGTTCTCCTATTGTTGATGGCCGACCGACCTTGACGATTTGGAGTCAGAATATCTCTGTACTTCCGAACAAAAAGAGGGACATTGCGTTTTTGGAGTTTACGGATCCTCGAGTCCCGTGCTCCAGAGACATGACACCACACTTCTGTCCCACTTCGTACTCCTACCGACACGATCAGTGCGAAGCTACTTCTCTTAGCGTGTCTGCACCGCATTATCTTATTGGCGCTCCTCGTGCCTTTCAGGATTTTCCATCTCATGCGGTGTCTAGTGTTGAGGTGACATCACTGCTCGAGGAAGTGAATGTTATCGAACACGCTTTTACATCCAATCTCAGTGCAGCTGGTTTGTGTGGAGCTCCGTATGTCAGGACTTCGGGAGAGTCTGACGGACGGATCTTCGCCATTCATGGCGCTGCTCGCTTTGGTGTTCCGGTTTACCGTGAGGATGTCATTGACTATGTCAAGGGCATTCCCACGGGGAATTGGACTGCTGTGGCTGAGGCGGCGTATAGGGCTCCTGCAGAGGGTGCGACCACTAAACCGTTACCTGACTATGTTGATTTTGAAAACCGTGTGTTTCAGTTGGGATCTATTCCAACCCCAACTGCAAACACTAAAACTCGACTTCATCAGACTCCTTGGTTTGAGCAAATTCTACCAAATGAGGTGGCTCCGGCTGTCCTCAATACGTGGGATTCGCGCAACCAATCTAAATTTGACCCCATCCTTCTAAATTTAACTCGGAAAACTGTTAGCGCCCCTCCTGAACCTTTTAATGAAGATGACCGACTGGAGTTCGAGTCCGGGGTGAAGCAAATTATTGTTTCCTACGGATACGACATGGAACCGCGACCTTTGAGTTTTGAGGAGGCCATTGTGGGAGTTGACGGAGTTCCTGAAATTCAGCGAATGAACCTCAACACGTCACCTGGCTATCCTTACACTCTTGACCGACCTACGAATGGAAAACGATCTTACCTCACGATGGGAGACACGCCCGACTGCCCGCTTCTTGAAATCTCTGAGGTGTTAGAGTCAGCTCTGCTGGCACGACTCCTGGAGGCTTCACAAGGGAAAAAGACGCGGACTTTTTGGACGTTGTTCCCCAAAGATGAGACTCGACCACTGGACAAAATTGCTAATGTAAAAACCCGGGTAGTTTCAGTACCACCGATGGATTACACTATTCTCTGGCGAGCATTCAATGCTCATTGGATTCGATTCTGGTATCTGTTTCGGCAGTACCTTCCAAACAAAATTGGCGTAAACATGGACTCCATGGAGGCCACCGATTTGGCTGCGTACTTGGCACAGGTCAGGTGTGATGGCAAGTTGCTTGACACCCTGATTTCTGCTGAGGATGCGCAGACTTATGATGGCTCTCATGTAGATCATGTTTCGTACACTAAGTGTAAGAACTTCTTCTATCAGGTACACTCCGGTCAGTATCCTGAATCTGAACTACCTACTGACTACTCAATTGTGGAAGATGACCGACTTTCATGGTTGAGCAAATCTTGGTGCCCCGTTCACGACACCATCCGAAACACCTTAGATGAGGAGTTGGTTGGACAACATGTTGTCTATGCTGACTGGGTGTTTTGGGTTGTGTTTGGGATGGGCTCTGGACATCCTGCCACGGGCGATTTTAACGGCTTCAAACGCTGGCAGATCGTCTTTGGTGCCTACTGCAAAGCGATGAGAGAAAATGGGTTCCCCCTTTTAGCTAGATTTCATCATTTTGTTACGTGGGTGCGACAATGTAATTTTGGCGATGACCATTTACGTTCAAATGCTAAGCTTTTGGACTCTATGTTTACGCCGACCGCCGTTGTCGCATTCGCAAAAACGTTGGGATATACTTTCACGTCGGATGTGAAGGATCAGGAAGCAGATGAGTTGCGGCCCTTGGGTCAATGCACTTTTCTCTCCCGCTCCTTCACGTACATGAAGGAGAATCCTAACATCATCCTATGCCCCTTAAAGGAAATATCGATCGCCGGACTTTGCAATTGGTTTCGTGAGTCGAAATACGTCCCCCAGAGGATCCAACAAATCAGGAACCTTGAGGACGCTGCTCGTTTCGCGTTTTCCTATGGCAAAGACTATTACGATAGGTTTTGCTTTCGGGCATTGCGCATAGTCGCCCAACATGGCTATGTTGCTCCCGTCTTCCCGACGTACGAGGCTGCTCGTGACCTGTTCTTCGCAGGCTTGTGACTATCCTCGTCATTCTTCGACCCCCATTTTTTGGCCCGGTGGATTCAGACCAGTAAAATTCCCGTGGAGAACCCCTTTTCTCTCGTACTACCGGTGGGTAAAAATGACCTTAGAAACGAAAATGGAATCCTCAAAGTAGTCAACTGTGATGATGACTTTGTTGTAGAATTGGACCACATGACCCCTAATGACGCTAGCCCTTTACCCAAATTAGCTTCTCAATGTGTTTTGTACGCTATTGATCGCGATAGCCCAGAAACATTGGGTCCACGGACACACCTAACCTATGGTGTCGTTCAGAAGGTACTTGTTATGAGACCATTGCTGAACGTTAGATTAGCTTACTTTGTTTTGCCTTTGTGTAGAATAACCTTAAGTTGTTCTAAGTTAGGTCCCCAAAAACGGTTGAGACTGTTCACAGCAGTTTTGGTGGTGATCAAATCTCCTTAAGAGATAATTTGGCCTCCCCCCAGCACAGATCTTTGTGCTCCACCAACGTACTCAACAAGCAACCCAATCGAGTAAAATCGATGCAAAACAAAGAC